GTGTGTTTTTTTATGTTTATTAAATAAAGAAAATGAAGAAGATGATTTATTTGCTTTTTTTCTAAAAGAAGATGATGTCCCATAAGTAAATCCCCCTCTAAATTTCTTTATTTTTTTTGTTTTTCTAGATTTTCTATTTTTTATATTTTTTTTATATCTCTTACCACCAGCAATTGCTTGAATACCTTGTAATGAATTACTAATACGTTCTATTGTAGCTGATGTAGATTGAAATCTTGCTAATAATGCCGCTTTATCTTCTTCTCTTTTTGCTGTTCTCATCTGGTCTAATAGGTCCATTGCCTCATTAATAACTCTGGTAGCTGCTATTATTCTTTCGACAAAATCCGCATTTTCTGCTCGTAGAACTACTAGTTCTTGTTCTTTTCTATCTTTCTCTGCTGTTATATCAACTAAATTTCTTTCTAATTCTTGAATTCTTGTTTGACTAGCAGCATTTTGATCTGTTAAATTACGTATTTGTGTATCCTTTTCTTCAATAACACGTGTCATCTCTTCAATTTGTGTTATTTTTGCTTGAACCTCAGCGGTTAAATCTTGTATCTGTTTATCTTTATCAGCTATTCCTGCTATTATTCTATCTTTTTCTTCATTTTGTCTTGTTAATTCGGTTATTTGTGTTTGTAATTCTATTTTTTCTTGATTTAGTCGTTCAATTTGTTGTCTTAATGGTTCTATTTGTGCTGTTAAATCACGTATAGTTAATTCGTGTTGGTCGATTTGACGTTGTTTGGCATCTAATTCTGCTTTACTACTTTGTTTAAGAGCTTCTAATTCTTGTTGAATTTCTTGTTTTGTTGTAGTGCATTGATGTAATGCTCCTTCACACTCGGCAATTTCTTGTTGTTGTCTAGCACTTAAATCTTTGCATGCTTGTAATTCACCTCTAAATTTTTGAAATTGGTTAGCGACTGTATCAGATATATCTTTTAGTGTGGCAACCTTAGCATCAATAGCTGTAATATTTTCTGTAATTAATGTCATTAATTGATTATTATTGGCTTGTCTTTCTTGGACCAATTGTTGAATTCTACCAAGACTAGTATTAAATTCAGTAATGAAAGGTTTTTCTGCCATTTTATACTATATATTTATATTTTTGTATAATGATAAATATATTAAAATTTATTATTATTAAAATTTATTATTATTAACAATATTATTATTATTATTATTATTATTATTATTATTATTATTAACAATATCATTATTATTTTGAATTACTTCATCTAAATTATATTTAATCAATTTTAATTCTTTGATAATTTTTTTTTGTTCGTATTTTGCGTCTTTAACATTTTGTTTACTTAATTTACCAGAAACTGATAAATCTCGTACATAATTTTGTAATATTTCTAAAGCTTGAATTTGTTCTTGTTTTTGTTTCATTATATAGGCAGAATAATCAGAATAATCATTCTTTATTTCTTCTAAGAAATGATTTTGTTTTAATATTTTTTTATATTTAATTTGTTTTTCTAATAACATTTTTCTTTTGGATTCAATTAGATGTTGTAGTTGAATAAATTGCTGATCTTTGGATACTAAATTCATTTGTTCTGGTAATATTATTTCCATTCTTATTTTAAACAATTATTTTATTATTTGAAAAATGAATTTAAAATCTTCCCTATATATTATTTAGGATGTCTGTGAAAATTATTGAACCTTTACTTGCCGCTGACGATAATAGATTTGTTATGTTTCCAATCAAACACGATGACATATGGAAAATGTATCAGAAACAAGTAGATTGCTTTTGGAGACCAGAAGAAATTGATTTAACTAAAGATTTGAAAGATTGGGATAGCTTAACTCAAGATGAAAGATTTTTTATTTCTATGATTTTAGCATTTTTTGCAGCAAGTGATGGAATTGTTTTAGAAAACCTAGCTATGCGTTTTATGAGCGACGTACAACTTTCTGAAGCAAGAGCATTTTATGGGTTTCAAATTGCTATGGAAAATATTCATAGTCATACGTACAGTCTTCTTATTGAAACTTATATTAAAAACTCAGAAGAAAAACATAAACTCTTTAATGCTATCGAACATTTTCCTTCAATCAAAAAAAAATCAGACTGGGCTCAAAAATGGATTCATGATAATAGAAGCAGTTTTGCTACAAGATTAATAGCATTTGCGTGTGTTGAAGGAATTTTCTTTAGTGGTGCTTTTTGTAGCATATTTTGGATTAAGAAACGTGGATTATTGCCTGGCCTCACATTCAGTAACGAATTGATTTCTCGTGATGAAGCGCTTCACTGCGAGTTTGCGGTACTTTTATACAGTAAATTATTAAAAAAAATGAATAAAGCAAGAGTTCACGAAATTATTAAAGAAGCTGTTGAAATAGAAATTGAATTTATTTGTGAGGCTTTACCTTGCCGATTAATTGGGATGAATTCACAAATGATGACACAGTATATTCAATTTGTTTCCGACCGATTATGTGTCCAATTAGGTTACGACAAAATTTATAATGTTACCAACCCTTGTGACTTTATGGAATTGATTAGTTTGGAGAGTAAATCCAATTTTTTTGAGAAGCGTAATGACTCTTATGCTTTAGCAAATAAAACAGTTTCATATGATACATTTGTATTAAGTGAGGATTTTTAAAATAATTGAAATAAATATTTAACATTATGTTATAATAATATTGATTTAAAGACTAAGTATTTAATATTATTATAAATGTCAAATTTGTTAGCGGATTACAAAAAAACTATTATTTATAAAATTTATTGTAAGAATGAAAATATTATTGATATCTATATAGGTCACACTACATCTTTTTATCAAAGATTCAGAGCTCATAAAAGTAATTGTAATAATGAGAATTCTAAAGGATATAATTATAAAATATATAAAATTATACGTGAAAATGGTGGTTTAGAAAATTGGGATATGATTACAATAGAAAAATATCCTTGTAATAATATTTATGAAGCTAAAGAAAGAGAAAAATATTGGATTGAAAAAGAATCTTCACAATTAAATGTAACTATTCCTAATAGAAATAAAAAAGAATACGCACAAATATATAGAGTAGTTCACAAAGAAGAAATTTCAGAAAAAGCTAAAATATATAGAAATAATAATAAAGAAAAAATAAAAGATTACAATGAAGCGAATAAAGAAAAAATTTCTTTTCAAAAACAAGATTGGTACGAAGAAAATAAAGATTATATATTACAAAAAGCTAAAGAAAATTATGAAGAAAATAAAGAACAAAAAAATGAATATCAAAAACAATATGCTCAGGAAAATAAAGAACAAATATATCAAAACCAAAAAGAATATAGAGAAAAAAATAAAGAAAAATTGGTAGAACAAAAAAAAACATATAGAGAAGCTCACAAGGAAGAAGCCGCAAAAGCAAATAAAGAATGGCGTGAAGCAAATAAGGATAAAATAAAGGCAACTAATTCAGAAATTATTAATTGTGAATGTGGTAACCATTATTCATTTGCTAATAGACATAGACATCTAGAGTCAAAAAAACATACAGATTATCAAGATAACCTATGTGGAATTATTAAAGAACAAGACACAGTTATTGAAAATAAAATTTCAGAAGAAGAAAAACAAAATATTATAAAACAAAAACAAAAAGAATATAGAGAGAAAAATGCTGAAAAAATTAAAGAAATTAAGAAAAAATATAATTCTACTCATAAGGAAACAAATTCACAAGCAAGTAAAATATTTTATGAAGAACATAAAAATGAAATTATCGAACAAAGTAAAAAATATGTAGAAGAAAATAAGGATAAAGTAAAAGAATATAAAGATAATTGGTATCAAAAAAATAAAGAAAAAATATTACAAAAACAAAATGAATTATTTATATGTGAATGTGGTTCAGAAATAAAAACAGCAAGCAAAATCGACCATAATAAAAGTATAAAACATAAAAAATATATTGAAGATAATAAACAAATAGTATAGATTTAAATATAAATAAATCGTTATATTTATATTTAATGTTAACGTGTAACTTACTTGGTGGGCTAGGAAATCAATTATTTCAAATATTTACTACAATTTCTTATGCTATAAAAAGTAAAGAAAAATTTGTTTTTTTAAATTCTGTAAGTATTGGTTCTGGAATAACCAAAGTTAGAAATACTTATTGGAA